GCAGGAGATTCAAACTCTTTTGCTCAGCAATATTTGCCAGAAGTATATGAAGCAGAAGTAGAACGTTACGGAAACCGTACGTTATCTGGCTTCTTAAGAATGGTTGGCGCTGAAATGCCAATGACAAGTGATCAAGTAATTTGGTCAGAACAAAATAGATTACACATATCTTATGACAATTGTGCTATTGGTGGTGCAGGATTAAACACTATTACTGTTGCTCCTGCTGCTGGGTTCCCTGGCGTGCAAAACACTATTTCACCAAATGACACTGTAGTTATATTAGATACAGTTTCTGGTTTAGAAGCAAAAGCACTTGTAGCAACTAGTACAGTTGGAACAGCTGCTGTAGCGGGAACAATTGTTGTTACTTTATTTAACGGTAACAATATGAATACTGTTGGACAGGCATTCACAACTGGTAACGTAAAAGTATTTGTATATGGATCTTCTTATTCTAAAGGTACTGCAATAGCTCAAAATACTGGTGCTGGATTACAGGCAGTAGGATCAAGAGTTTCTGTTGAACCTCAGTTTACACAATATTCTAATTCACCAATTATCCTAAGAAGCCAGTACGTAGTGTCTGGATCTGATATGGCTCAAATTGGATGGGTTGAAGTTGCGACTGAAGACGGAACATCTGGATACTTATGGTATTTAAAAGCTGAATCTGAAACTAGATTACGTTTTGAAGATTACTTAGAAATGAGTATGATTGAAGGTGAACTAGCTA